CAGAAAAAAAAGGAATGAAGGGTACAGCCTGGGTTAGAAAGGCTGCATACAGTCAGTTAGAACGTGAGTTTTCTAGTGCAGAATACAAAATAGCAGAAGCAAAAGATGAATTGTTATGGAGAGAATCAGTACAAAGAAGAATAGACGGAAGAAAAGCTAATTCGGAGCAATAATGGAATCAGGATTAGTAGGCCAGCGATTCAATATTGGTGATAAAGTTACTCGTAAATCTTTATTTGTTTCAAGTGAATCTTTCATAAAAAGGTATGGAAAAATTACTAGGGTTGTATTAAGAGCAAATAGAAAAGGAACTAAAACTTTTTATTACGAAGTTGATTGGAGTGATAATAAAAGTAGTGAACACGCTCAACACGCTTTAGTCCGTGCCATAAGTTAAAGTTTCGTAACAGATGACATAGTGGTGGCACTTTGTTGCTATACTTCTAAGGAAGTTCAAATTTATTATGACCACAAAGAAACTTTACAAGATCAAAACACAAAGCATTTTATACGAAGTGTTTGAAGTAGAAGCTGAGTCTTACGAAAAGGCTCTTGACCTTATGCTACCCACCATTTATAACGGACAAGACTGTTCTGCCTATCCAGTAGATGTAGAAAGAGTCGGTTGGTGGTTTGATGGCTTTGGAAAAACTGTCTTAGATCAAGACGAAGAGCATAAAGGTTTATTTGGTATTCCAATAACTGAAGAAGAAGCCGAAAAGACTCCTTATTATGATCTAGTCAAACCAGAAGGTTCTTTTCCAGGAGACTTCAGAGAACCTACTGAAGAAGAAATCTTAGCTGAAGAAAAACAAGCTGTTGCAGAATGATTTATTTCCGATCATCACTTGGAATTGATTTTCCAAAAGCTCCTTACATAGGTCAGATTCATTATGATCCTGACCTTAAAAGGACATTCTGTTATAAACAAAAACCACCAGAAATGGCACTTTGGACTTTAGATATGTTCCATTGGGTTGATATAACGGACAAAGAATTTTCTTAATGTCTGAGGCAAGATCAACCTGACATCGGTAATACCCAGGTGGTTACGCTGCTTTTTTGTAATCTTAAGGAACCATGACCCTCATATTCCTCTGGCGAAATTTTACAAATGATATTACAAGTTCCCATCGAGGATTTAGTGGTGGGTCTAGGGGGTTTCTTGGTTACCTCCGAGTAAAATGCCACTAAATAAGCTAACTCGATCTGTAAGTCCTCAGTCTACTATACTACATTAAAAACATGGCTATCGAAAGATCATCACTATT